CTGCTGCGTTAGATGAAGCAACGCTTAAAACATCAAACTTGTAAGCAGTTGTGCCGAGATAATCCTCAGCTGCTCCTGCTGAACGCTTCAAGATTACCCCAAGGATTTCATTAAATGACTTGGATGTAAGCTCTGCCCTAGTAAGCCCAGTATTGTATTTAGTCAGGCCTCGCGTAATGCCTACATAACCTTTACCAAGATCCTCAGTAACAGTAGCCAGATCTACGCCTGATGCGCGACTAATTGTAATTGCATCATTTAGAAGTTTCTGGGATTGAGTCAATGATCCAGTCGTGGTTAATAAACCTTGAAACGCTGGACGAAGAACATCGTCTGCAATAGCTGCTGACTTTTCTAGATTGGCAATGTATTCTGTAATTTGAGGATTGGCAAAGCCAATGCCCAAGTTTTCTACAGCTGTTGTTAATCGTCTGGCTGCTGCTTCATCTGCTGCAAAGGCTTTGACGGAAGCCTTGCCGTAAGCAATGATGGCAGAAGTGCCATAGGCAAGACCTACTGCACCTGCTAACTTTTTAACATTGCTAGTCAGTTTCTGTGTTGCTGTGTCTGCTTGCTTAAATGCCTTTTTGCCAGTGAACTCCGCGGCTATGTCAATCTTTACATCGGCTGCCATTATCGACCCCCTACTGACAATCCGCTGCCACTACCTTTAGCGACAACTTTTTCAAAATTAGTTTTAGAGTTTTCTATTGCTTTAATTACTGCGGCTGTGGTTCTGCCTTGATCTTCTGCAAAAGCCCTAAAGATTGCTCGACCCTTCATCTTTTGGCTTGAACGACCAACTGCACCTTCTTTACGGACATAGGCGTTAGTAATCTGACCACCAAGTGCATCGATAAACTGTTGTCCTGCGTAAGGGTTATTGCTTTTGCCGTAGCCTTTGCCAGTGCTAGTCATGTAGCGTTCTTCGCCTACACCTGTGTCAAGTCTGCGTGTAGGAATGACTACTTCACGCATCTTGGCTTGTGGTCTGCCTTGTGGATTCTTACGACCAGCAGTTTCATAAATTGCACCTGAAACAGAAGCGTTTTGGATTCTTACTAATGATCTAAAACCAGAACGATTTGGCTTAGAAGGAGTTGTCTTATAGCCAATGCCACGCTTAGCATCAGCTGATGACCAAACTCTATTAGACCAAGAACCCTTTTGATTACTATTAGCCCAACCGCTTAGCGGAGCAGTTGAAGGAATGAATCCTCTGGCTTTAGCAGTTATTGGCTTTAGGATTTTACCTAACTATTTTTTAGTTTCTTTTGCTAGATCTGGAGTGAACTCTCGCAGAGCCTTACGGAGTTCAACGCCGCCCTTTACGCTTGCTGGCATCGCTGGTCTCCTTTGCTTCATCTTTGAGACCTTGAACTAGAGCATCTAGCATGGTCTTATCTAATTCTAATAATTGCTGTGGCGCGATTCCCAACCTAATGCTTAGCCTAGCAATTAGATAGGTGAATGGAAGATCGCGCTTTAAGCTAAAGGGTCTGAGTCAAGCACCTCAACACTTTTAAGTGTCTCGATGAACTCAATCCCGAAAGGCTTAACAGTTTCACCTGACCTGCGAGTGACTTCCCATGCTAACCAATAAACATCCGACTGCTTTTCCTCATCGCGGAAAGCCTTGTGAAAACCCTTTTTAGCGTACTGCTCGAACGAATACTCCACTGCTGGAGTGATTTCGCCTTCTAACACGCTTCCATCTGTACGAACGATCTTTAGTTTTGCCATGATTAGCCCCTTTGTTTAGTTGTTTAGAATGTGCCTGTAGTTGCTACTGCAACTGTTGAGTTAGCAGTGAATGTGATTGACTGTGTGCCGATGTCACCAACAGCACCATTGATGTCTGTTGTGTTATTGACTAGCAATGAAACAGTGTAAAGAGGGTTAGTCGCTGAGACTGCTGTTCCCTTTGTCTGTAGAAATACTGCTGTGATAGTAGTACCCCATGCACCTTGTAGTGTTGCCAATACATTTGTTGCTGCTGTGTCATTTAGAAAATCGACTGTTACTGTTGATGATTCCAAACCTTTTACGAATTTGTGACTGGAATCACCCATACTGGTTATCTCCAGCTCATCGAATACGCGGTTAATTGTTACTGCCGTTACATGGTCTGAAAGATCAACAGAGTTAATCTTCACGCCCACATTGTTATTTAGAAATACAGCCATGAGATTATTCCTCTTCTTTCTTGGTTACTGGCTTAGGTGTTGATGGTGCAACCTGTCCGATCTTGATCAGAAAGGCCTCGTTCTCTTTTTCCCAATCGGACATAATTAACTCCAACTCGTAAGGATTGATACGGACATCTCACAGCTGAGTAGGTCACCCGAAGCAGCGTTGAGAATACTTGGTGCGCTGATTGCGCTTACATTATAGACCAGAGATGATGCTGCGAGCTTAGCGAACACGCCACAGACAGTATCTTCAATGCCGTTTAGGTTGCCTTCATTGTCGAATAAAGGCACAGTCATAATAATCTTAAAGTTAGCCATTGGGCTAATAGTGATGTGCTGGTTATTGCTAGGTGTCAGATAAGGATCATCTGGAGACACAATTACAGAGTTAGCAAGAACGGTGGCAGGAGGAAAAGCAAAAGTTTGGTATTTAGTGTTATCTACTAGCGCGGTGGCTAAAGTAGTGCGGAGTGTAGTTATCGCTACTGGAGGCATTAGCCCACCATTGAGCGAGGGTCTAGCGCATGTGCAATCAATCCTCGCACCTTAGCGAGAAGCTGTGCGCTCATTCGGTAAGGGCTTGGCTGGAAATCGACAGCGTTACTGCCTGAAAGGGTGGCTGTACGCGCTTGCCAGATCTCTACAGATATCATAAGAGCTGCGTTCTGGATTGCTGTGTCTGTCGAATAATCCGTTGTTCCAAAAGCAACAGTTCCAAAAGGTTGGATAGAGTGCTTGCCTTGATCTGCGCCGTTAGCTGCGTATTCAATAGAATAATTATTTACACCTGTAATAGTTTTTGTTCCATTGTACGGACTGCCGTTTTTAGTAATAGTTACGCTTTGCCCTACATAATAATAATTAGTGACTTCTGTTTCAAAATAAAGTGTTGCCACATTGTTCGCTAAACTTTGATGCGTATTGTAAAGCTCATTTTGCCATAACATAGGCAATAGAACTACATCTGTAGCGTCACACACTTCCTGCAAAATGGCATCTGAGTACAGCGTACCGACTCCGATAGTGCTACGAAGTTCTGCAACCGATGTAAGTGCCATGTTATTCCTTTCTAAAGACTCTAGGGAGTCAGAGGGCTACTGACCCCCTAGAGCGACTTAGTTACCTAGTTATCAGGTTAGGTTAAACCAGTTTGCGCCTGCTGCAAGCTTTGTAGCAAGTGCTCCCTGACCGAACAGTAGAATGTCCACAGTTCCGTCAGAGTTGATGTTTGTGCGTAGCTGCTGACGAGCAGACTCGTACCATGTATAAGCATCTGGGTTAATAACAGCCATTGAGTAATCCGCTGTGCCTACTCCGCCAGAACCTTGCATGTAACGAGATACACGAAGGTCAAGACCTGCAACTGATCCACGAACACTGAGTGGTGAAAGCGCACCAGCGTTATTTTGAGGATTTGCAGCAATGTAAATTGGACGACCATTATCGTTGTAACTCATGATGTTAGCCCACTGTTCTGGTGTAACTACAATGTTACGACCAAAGCCAAGTGATGCTGAATAAACTGCTGCGGCAGCACTTGATACATACTTAAGCAATCCATCAGCTGAGTTAGCCTGTGCTGTTGCGTTGAGAGTACCTGCGCCCTGAATCGCTGTTGTTACAAATTGCTCAGTATCTTTTGCGTAAGCAAATTCCATCTGAATAAGTAGCTCATCTAGAAACGCAGGAGTTGAATTTGTTAGGAGTTCTAGAGTAGTAATCGCACGACCCTTGAAAGACTTCTTTGTAACTGTAATGTAAGATGCTTCTAGTTGTGACTCTGTTACTGCACCATTCTCATCAATCTGATCTACGATTGGTACTTCTGTAATCTTAGGCAGCTCAAATGTTTTTCCAAATTCAGGCATTGTTCCAGAAGAAATTGAATCAATAACTGGACGATCTGCATTTGCCAAGAAGTTAAGAAGTTGTGTGCTTTGTGGTGTTGGGATAAATCCTGCACCTGTTGTCTGATCATTGTCAGCGGCGCGTAACCATTGACGAGCATCCTGATCATCAAAAACATTTGCTTTCAATGTGTTTTCCAAGTAGTTGCGCTTTGTTAGCTCAATTCTTGGCTTTGTGTAATAACTTGCTGTAACAGTAGGGCGAGCAGCCTCGACAGCCGCAGCTTCTACTGATGGTGTTGCTTCGACTGGTGTGGTATCTTCCACGACTGGAGTCTCGCTTTCTGTAGTTGGATTTTCTTCAACAGGGATAACTTCCTCTGCTGCTATCTCTAATACTTGAGCAGACTTAAAGGCTGGCTCTGAGACTAGAGAAACTTCTTTTAATTTAGCCGCTGTTACGAATGTGTAACCATCTCGAGATGGTTGAGACTCTGTAATTTCCGCGCCGATGCTCAATCCTGCAACCAGCCCCTCGCTTGCCATAATCATCGCGTCTGTACCAGCTTGACTGCGACTTAATTTAAATGTCGCGTAAATGCCATCTTCTTTTTCTTCATAGCCTGTCATGCGACCAACAGGTTTTGATGTGTCATGAGATGCTAACAATTTTATTTTTGTTGGATCTGCAATAGCAATAGATCCTGCTTCAAAAGCGTAAGAGCCAAGATTTGTGCTACCAATCTCGCCCATGCCGTAGGGCACAATCTTTCCAGAGATTTCTCTGCGTTCTTCTGAGCACTCAATCAATGATGCTTCGATGTATAGAGTTTCCATTAGCTACCATTTCCGTTAGGTGAGAGATCTTCCATCTCCATTGCTTGTTCCGTTGTAATAAGACCAAGTGCCAACATCTTTTCTAGCACTAGCAATCTTTCCATTGGTTCTGTTCTTAAGAAATTATCGTCTAAACAAAATTTTACATAATGTCCAGCAGTGCTGACATCATCCATGCTAAGCCTAGACTCGATCGCGGAGACATAAGGTTGCAGCGTTAGTGCGACCATTTGTTTCCTTTCGTCTTGGACATTGGCATAAGTCATTGTTGTATTTTGTGAAGCAGATACATAATAAGGATCTACAGAACACAGTCTTGCACATTCAGTAGCAAGGTTCTGGATTGCATCGTTGTAAGCCATGTCCTTTGGACTAAAACCAGTAGTTTGGTAATCAAGAGTAGAAGTAAGATAAGCAGTGCCGTTATTTTGACGAGCACGCTTCCAAGCAGCTAAAAGACCAGTTACTTCAGCAGGCGGAAGGTCAGCTCCAGAATTTTTTAAGAAGCCAGTCGCAGATGGCGTTTCCAATGCAATACTTGCTGCTCGCTGTGCATTAAGAGCTGCTCTTATAGTTGATGCGCCCACTGCTAAAATGCCTTCATCTTTTTGAAAAGTAA